TAGATTATGACTTAACTCCATTTTTTGAAAATAAACTTTCAAAAGAAATGAAGAAGATTAGAACATTAGAAGATAAAGAAAAAGTATTAGAAGCAAAAATTAAAGACGTACAAGATTCAATAGATGAGTTACAAAATGTACCTGAATTATTAGAAAGTAGTGCAGATTTAAAATTAACCTTTGATAATTTATTACTTTATAAACATCAGTTAAATGGTAAGTTAAATGAATTAAAAAATTATAGAACACAGTATAGAAAAATTTCTCTTAAATAATTTTAATTTTCATTATTTTAAAAAATCATCACATTAATTTGTGGTGATTTTTTTTTTAAAACTTTTAAATTTAATTTTTATATATAAGATATAATTAATTGAACTACATCTAATTACTTTTTAGCATAATTTTCCTAATATAAATATAAAAATAAAAAACGAAAAAAAAAATTTTTAATTGCATTATGGCTAGATATTTAGAAGATAATGAACTTTATTATGAAATAGTTTTATCAAAAGGAAAAGGTAAATTGACTCCGAATGCGGAGAGAATGCTAATTTTAATTGGTAATAGAATTATAAGAAAAAAAGAAAAATATTATAGAAATCCAGATGATAAAAATGATTGTCTTCATCAGGGGTTTTTAATGATGTTCCAAAATTGGAGAAATTTTAATGAAAAAAGGTATAAAAGTGCATTGCCATATTTCACAGAAATTTTCAAAAGAGCAATGGCGGGTGGATTAAAAGAAATTTATAATATAAAAAATAATAGGGACAAAGTTATTATGATTAGTCTTGATTCTAGTAATGATGGACAAGGATTGCACAATATTTAAGATGGAAGATAAAGAAAAAATATTGAGATTGAATTTACAAGAAGCAGAAAAAGAATATAATTCTGATATTGGCGAACATTATTTAGCAAGTGTGATTTTTAGTATTAAAGAACAAAGACTTATTAAAGTACAAAAGTGTTTGTTTGAACTTGAAAAATATTTATGGGATCAGCACCAAATTATCAGAAAAAAAACACTATTCCCCAAAATAAAATAAATTTATGAGTAAAAATATAGCACAGAAAGATGGGAAATGGTATAAAGGAAAATATAAACCATTAAATATTGATAAATATGTAGGTGATATTGATGATATAGTATATCGTTCCAAATGGGAATACAATTTTTGTTATTATTGTGATACTGAAGAACGTATCAAAAAATGGGAAAGTGAACCACCACGACATAAAATTCAATATGATGTTATGGAATATGGTAAATATAAACAAAAAACTTATAATCCAGATTTTTGGATTCAAGTTGAAAAATTGGATGGTGAAATTGATGAACTTATAATAGAAGTTAAACCATATAAACAAACAATAGAGCCAGTTGAACCAAAAACAACTACTGTTAAAACTATAAGAAATTATGAATATGCTTTAAGACAGTATATTAAAAATATAAATAAATGGAATGCTGCTACTGAATATTGTAAAAGAAGAGGTATACCTTTTTATGTTCTTACTGAAAAATATTTTGAAAGCAAACAAATAAAATTATTTTAATGGGACAATTTAAAGATTATTGTAGAAAATTATTTGGTGAGTATAATAATAATATGGAATTAATAACGAAAGAATCTACAGAAAGAATTTTTCATTTAATAAAAAATCCTAATCATGAAGTATTTTTTGCTAAAAAATTATCAATCGGTAAATTTTATTTTATAAGATATGATTATAATGGTAATAAAATGTGGTGTCCAATTTTTATTATTGATGATAGATATAAACCAGATATTCAAAAAAGAATAATTTATGCTATAAATATTGATTATTTACCTTATGCATATAGAATTGTATTCTTTGATATATTATTTGAAAATTTTAGAAAAACTATAGATTATAATGTAAATAAATCAGATAATGAAGTTGAAAGATCATTAAAGATAAATTTTGAACTTATTTATAATTTATTAAGAAAGAATGGTGGTAATGAATATGCTATAACAGCTTATGATTATTCAAAAATAGATGGATTAAAAAAAGGTACACCAAAAATGTTTTTCGTATCTACCACATTTGTTTCAAGATTTGTTTTTATAAACACGAAAAAAGTTAATATGAAGAGCATGAAGGATTTATCCATAATAATGGATGATTATGATATTAAAAATAAATTAAATAATTTAATTAGTGAGTTTAATTCAATTAAAGAAGATTTGGATATTAATGATCAAAAACAATATTATAAAAAATTAAAAAAATTAGAAGATAAATATAAATTATTTAAAAATAAATAATGGGACATATTTTTTTAATATATAATAAAAAAGAATCATAAATAAGTGGCTACATATAGTAGAGTAGGAAATAACCCAAATCCATCAGGTGGTCAAAATGCTGGATTTTATAATAGAATTTTAAGAGGTCTTTCAAAATATGGGATGACTTGGGATGACGATAGAATTAAAAATACATATTCTATTGGACCACAAGAAGATACTAGTGATTTAATATATGAACCTGGTACAAATATGTATGACCTTTTCACTAAAAAAGTTATAGCAAGAATATTAGAACAAAAGTCTGTAGCATATTTAGATAGAACATATTTTGATAAAAGAAAAATTTTAAGACAGTATTCAATTAAAGATGAGATTAAAGAATATATCACTCAAATAACTGATGAAGCTGTTATGTTTGATGAAGATAATCATTTTTGTAATATTAGAAATTTACCTGATAATTTTAATACTGAAATAAGACAAAGATATAGAGATAATTTTGATAGATTGATGAATGATTTTAGATTATTTGATGGTACTACAGCTTGGAGTTATTTTAAAAATTTATTAATTGATGGATATATTTCATATGAAATTGTTTATGATAAGAAACAAAAGAATGTAATAGATATATCACCAATTGATCCAATAACATTAATTATTGCAACAGATCCAGGTACTAATACTATTATATGGATACAACATCCTGATAATCCACAATTAAGAAGAGTTTTATTAGATTCACAAATTGTATATATATCATATTCAAATAATAATGAATATTTTGAAACTAGTTATGTTGAAAATTTAATTAGACCTTATAACCAATTAAAAATGTTGGAACAAACTAAGATTCTTTATAATATAAATCAAGCATCTATTTATAAGAAATTTGTAATACCTACAAATGGTTTAACAAGACAACAAGCAGAACAACAAATAACTCAGTTAATGTCTGAATATCATGAAGATGTCCAATGGGATGATCAAATGGGTACTATGAGTATAAATGGTAGTCAAGATATTCCACTTAGTAAAGATATATGGTTACCAGGTGGTGGAGAAGGTGGATCACCAGAAATAAATATTGAAACACCAGGTGGTATTGATTTAAATGAAGATATGATGTTAGGTTGGTTTTATAAGAAATTAAAAAGAGCAACAAAAATACCATTTAGTAGATTTGATGAAGATAGTGGTGGTGGTAATGTATATAACGATGCGTCAGATATTACAAGAGATGAAATTAAATTTAAAAATTTCGTTAATAGGTTAAGAACAATTTTTAAAGAATTGATTATTAAACCTTTAAGAATTCAAATGATATTGGATTTTCCAGAACTTAAAGATGATTATCTTTTAAGTAATTCAATTGAAGTTGATTTTAATACTAATGAATTATTTGAAGAATGGAAATATTTAAATAATTTACAAAAAAGATCAGATATAGCATCTGCATTAAATGCCAATTTAATGGATGCTGAAGGTAATCCTTTCTTTGATGTAGAATGGTTAGTTAGAAATATTATGAAACTAACAGACGAGGAAATCGAAGAAAATAATAAATATAAATTAATGAGACAAAATCAACAAGGTGGAGAAGGCGGTGAAGGCGGACCTGAAGGTGGCGGCGGAGGTGATTTCGGTGGCGGCGGAGGTGATTTCGGTGGCGGCGGAGGTGATTTCGGTGGAGGTGGACAAGACTTTGGTGGTGGACAAGACTTTGGTGGTGGACAAGACTTTGGTGGTGGACAAGACTTTGGTGGTGGACAAGACTTTGGTGGTGGACAAGACTTTGGTGGTGGACAGGATATCGGTGGTGGACAGCCAACTCAAGGTGGTCAAAATCAATTTTAAAATAAAACCATTTTAATTCTAAAATGGAAAAATCACTCTATTTTAACTTAATATATAAATAAAAAATAATTAAGTTTAATGAAGCAAGTTTTAATTATTGAAAATTCATTAAATGGGCTTAAACTCAACGAATCTGTAGAACAAGACGTTCAAAAGGATCCCAAGAACAAATACTTATTAGGTGGTATATTCACGGAATTCGATGTTATGAACAGAAATGAAAGGATTTACACGTCCGATAAGTTTATACCTCATTTAAACGAATTACTAGAAAGAAAGAAACAGCTTGGAATTATTTACGGAGAATTTGATCACCCTGACGTATTCGACACATCATTAGCCAGAATATCACATACATTAGAATCTTTAACTTTTAATAAAGAAAGAAATGCGGTAGAAGGTACTATTAGATTGTTAAATACACATTATGGTAGGGAAGCAAAAGCACTCGTAGATGATGATTGTCCAATTTTTGTTTCTTCAAGAGCGGCTGGTGTCACCGAATCCAATGGCACTGTAACTATTAAAAAACTTTTCACATATGACGCAGTTGCAGATCCTGGCTTTAGTTCAGCGAGAATGGAAACTGTTTCTATTAATGAATCTTTAGGATTCAATGAAAACGTTAACTTCAGGATATACGACATATCTGATGAGTCAAAAATTAATGAACTATTCGATATGAATAAAAACGAATTTGTAACAAAACAACAAATGGTTGAATATTCGAATTACCTAACCGAACAAATAGAAAAAACACAGAAATCTATTAGTGGACATGTAACATCAGGTAAGTTCAATCCAGAAGAGTTGTTAAAACTCGAAGAAAATTACGAATCTTTACATGAAGGATTCAAAAAAGTGACAGAGTATTTAGATTATTTATCTGAAAACATTACTCACTTAATTACTAAAAACGATAAATTGGAAGCAAAAACAGAAAAAATTGTAGAACACAATGATTATCTTGCTGAAAATTTAGAAAAAGCAATTGGTTTTACAGACTATCTTGCTGAAAACGTAGAAAAATCTATTAATTATTCAGAATATATTGCTGAAACTTTAGATAAAAATATTGATTTCTCTGAATATATTGCAGAACATGTTGATAAAGGTATCAAATATGCAGAATATTTAGCTGAAAACGTAGAAAAATCTATTGATTATTCAGAATATATAGCAGAAAGTTTAGATAAATCTATTGATTATGCAAATTACATTGCAGAAAATCTAGATAATAGTATTGTATATGCTGAATACGTAGCAGAGAATGTTGATAACAATATTCAATATGCTGAGTATGTAGCAGAACATGTTGATAATAATATTAAATATGCTGAATACATTGCTGAACATGTAGATAATAATATTAAATATGCTGAATACATTGCAGAAAATGTTTCTGATACTATTGCATATAGTAACTATTTAGCAGAAAGTCTTGATAAATCCATTAATCAAGAAGATGCATTAAATGAGGAAGTTGAAGGACAAGCTCAATTGAATTTTGCACCAGATGATAATATGGGTAAATATTATGACGAAGATGATGATTTTGTACAAGGACAAGGACAACTTCAAGGTGAAGTAGATGTTCAAGGACAAGAAGATGTTCAAGATGTTCAAGATGTTGAAGGACAAGAAGATGTACAAGGGCAAGAAGATGTACAAGGGCAAGAAGATGTACAAGGACAAGATGATTTAGATATTGATGTTGATGTTGATGTTGAAATCGAAGGACAACCAGTAGGTGATGAAGACGATGATGAATTAGATTTCGGAGTTGAACCAGGTATGGTTGTAAAAATTGATGACGATAAAACAGGGGAAGTGATTGCCGCTAATGCTGAAAATCAAATCGTTGTTGTAAAATTATCCGACACAGGTGAGGTTCAAGAAATTCAAGAATCAAGAATTACTCCATTAGGTGACGGACAATTATTCGAAACTGAAAATTCTTTAAAAGAGAACATACAGAGGTTTATAACTGAAGCTAAAAAACGTAAAGCATCCGAAGATGATGAACCTCATTTTCTATTATTCTTAACAGAAAAGAGGAAAGCAGCTTATTATAATTTAAGTTCAGATGACAAAGAAAAAGTGGTTACTGCAATAAACGAAAGCAGTTACGCAAGTGAGTCAGATGTACTTCAGATTATGGAAAAAGCATTGTCTACACCTCAAAAATCGATGGAGGAAACTCTAATCGAAAATATTCCATCTGATTTAAAACCAGTATGGGAAACTTTAGACACTGAA